GAGCGCCGCGCCGCCATTGAGCGTAATCTGGCAAACTCGGAGCGCCTGCAGGAATTGATGCAGAAGGTGATTAAGGAATGAGAATGTCAGCGGCCATACAGCGCATGAGGCTGATGCGTCAGGCACATTTGGACTTCGGTCTGATGTTCTACGCCTCTAAAGAGCCTTTCGGACTCCGGAAGGTGGAGCGCTGCGCCCTTCGGTCACGGCCGGTAGATGCTGCAGGCGATAAGAAGACGCCCGGGCGTAAGTTCGAAATGACAGATCGGTTCCTGTATTTCACCGACCTCGATACCGGAGAAGCGAAACAATGCCGCAAGCGCCTGATCACGAAGGTACGCTTCGGTAACGACTGGTATGAAGTAACACTTGAATAATACATATCCTATGAAGAAAGAAAAAACAGTAGGCACTGCGGGTGCCGAAACGACATTCCTTGGCGATGGTCTCGGCTATACGCGCTCTAAGAAGGGTGATGTGGTCATGTTCACCATCGACGGCCTGAGCGATGACGAGCAGGAACGCTTGGATAGCTACAGGCGGCTGTACCGGCCTTATACCGGTGAGAACGTGTGCGTCACTGTCGGAGGATATCATGTGCCCATCTGGGGCGAGTTCCATAACCTCTATCCGCAAGAAGTGGATGCATTGATCCGGGAAAACAAACTACTGCCCGGAATCCTGCGTAAACAGGAGGACTTTCTCTATGGTCACGGTCCGTACCTCTACCAGGAGCAGATTGTGGATGGTAAGAAGATCCGCGTGCCGGTAGAGGACGAGCAGATCCAGAACTGGCTCGATAGCTGGGAGAAGTACGGCGTCGATAGCTATGAGGACTACCTGCGCCAGTTGATCACCGATTATTACCGCGTACGTACCTGCGTCACGCAGTACCATTTTGCGCGTGGCCGTGTCATTCCGGCTATGCAGCGCGGATCCATTCTCGCGCTCAGCTATGTCGGCGCTGATGAAGCACGCCTCGCGATGGAGGAGAATCCCATCCATAAGCGCGTAAAGCAGAGCGATTGCGAGTATGTAGCCGTTGGAGACTGGATGCTGCGCACGAATGGTGTGAACTTCGAGATCTACAACCGCCTGGATCCTGCCAATCCGTTCAAGTACCCGAATGCGATCGCGTTTAACAGCTCGAAGTCATTTGGCAAATGGGTGTACGCATATAATGAGTGGTTCGCCGGCCTTCGTGAGTGGGTGAAGGCGTCCAACCTCACGCCGCGATATCTGAATAGCTATCTGAAGAATGCGCTGAATGCACATGTGCATGTGAAGATCCCTCAAGCCTGGATAGTAACGCATACCGATATCCTGAAGTCGATGTGTGCCCAGAACCTCGGCAATAAGAGCGAAAAATGGGTATATGAGTACCGCGGTGTGAAGCTCGTGGATCCGGAGAAGAAGCAACCGTACGCCTTCAGCCAGAATATGGTCGATGATCTGATAGCCAATGAGCTGGAGAAGATCACCAACCTCTTATCCGGAGAAGGTAAGAACCAGGGCAAACTGTACGCTACTACCAAGGTAGGTCAGGAAGGCTGGGAGTTTGTAGAGTTCCCGTCTAAGTTCAAAGACTATTTCGAGTCTGTCATCAGCTATGACAAACGCGCCGATCAGGTTACGCTTGCCGGTATTGGTATTAACTCGTCGATCACCAATGTGGAGAATGACGGTGTGATATCCAAATCGGGTGCCGATGTGTACTACAACTATGTAGTGTACCTCAATGCGCTTTCGTATCCGGAGAAGTTTGTATGCAAGGAGATCAACCGCGCTATTCAACTCAACTTCCCGCACGCCGTGGAACAAAATATAAAGCTCGGTTTCCGCATCGAAGTGCCTGTGAAACAGCAGGAGACTACACCGTCGGATCGGATCACCGAAAAGCAGCCTGTCGGATAGCCTTTAAGCACAAAAGACGCGATTTTGCGAAAAATTTGTGTTTTCAAAAAAATTTCGATTTTTCCACTCCAACACTCCAACACTCCAACAAAACCGGGTGGCCGAAATCGTAAGTCGCTTATTTACAGCGTTTTTTGAAATTCAAATTATGTTGGAGTAGCCGAAAATGACTCCAACACTGTTGGAGAAACTACTCCAACACTCCAACAAACAGAAGAGCGTCCGAAAATGCTACTCCAACAAACTCCAACAAAAACGAACACACTCCAACAAAATTATAGAATGCAAATAATCACGCCATTTCTATATATAATTTATTGAAAATGAGTAATTTATATAATAATAATATAGGATTGTGCAGGGTGTCAAAAATACACTTTGTTGGAGTGTTGGAGTGTTGGAGTGGATTTTTCAAATTTTTTTTCAAAAAAAATCGCACTTTTTCGCCTCGTGTGCGCATGTGTGCGTATATGATGTAAGCGCGCGTATGCGCGCGCGAAAATGGCGTGGAACAATCACTTACGCGATCGTTTTGCTGGCTTCAGCATAATGATGACCGTAAAAATGGCATTTTTAACGATAAAAAGACAAATCCTTGTGCAAAAATGATAAATTACGGCTCGCGGTGGCCGTCTGCAGAATGTATAAACGTCGCATTTTCAAGGCCCGGAGCCTCCGGAGTAAAAAAATCGCACATGTGTGTTTGATTCCGAAGCCCGCGCACGCTGGTTCGCTCTCGTGGATGACACGATCCGGAAAATAACGGATATATGATTTTGCCCAGTTATTAACAGGTTATTAACAATTTCAACAAAATGGCAACGACTCTCGATCAAATACGAAATCTTGATCCTAAAACCGTAAGTATCATCAAACAGACCAAAGGTAAGCAGCTTGGTACCGCCACTCCGGAGATAGCTCAGTACATTCTCCAGATATCGAGGGCGTACGAGATCTTCAGCGGACCCGAATCGGATGGTACCATCATGTCGGCGGCCATACAGCTGCAGAAGGAGTTTCCTACCATCAGCCTGCGTACAGCCCGTCGGCGTATATCCGAAAGCATATCCTATGTACATTCCCAGACAGATACCTGCCCGGAGGAATGGCTCGAGTTCTATGCCGATAAGATGGATAAGCTCGGTAACTTATGCGAGAAGAATGGTGAACTCGAGGCGGCGCGCCGATCCTATGAGATAGCATGTGAGTACCGGACTAAAGCAGCTGCAGGTAGAGTGGATCCGGAGCGTATCAAATTCAAGCGCATGTTAGTGTCTCCGGATGTACAGGCTGCACGCCTCGGATTGGGTGGCGCCGGTATGCGTGAACTGTTAGCGCGCGGTAAACAACTCATAGAAGAGTCCGGCATATCCAATAAGGATAAGGAGCGTGTACTGTCTGAGTTGGAGATGGAAGCCGGTATAGAAGATATCACCTATGAAGAAGCGGATAATCAATAAGGAGCATTTCGATGAGCAGTACTATTCTGCAGTGCAGACGCTGGCTCTATTGGCCGATACTCAGGATATGTATTTCGAGTTAGGCCGTGGATCCGGTAAGACTACTCATATACTCGGACCTCGTATAGATCGTGTACAGAATAGTATGCCTGGATCTGTGCAGGTGTTTTTGGCTTCTACCTACAAATCTATATTCGAGAACCTGGTGCCTGGTATCATGGAGTTCTTTACCGATCATTATGAAGAGGATATGTATTACTGCATCGGTAAACGGCCACCGGCTCACTTCAAGCCATGCCGCACACTCATTACCGACTGGAAAAACACGATATCGTTTGTCAATGGTACCGTGATCCAGTTTGTCAGCTGCGAGCGTCCGGAGCGGGCTAATGGTAAGAATATAGCGCACCTGTATATGGATGAGATGCTGCACATTAAGCAGCGCGTAGTGGATGAGAATGTGCGCCCGGCCATGCGTTCTAAATCGACCTGCTTCTACGATTCTCCCTACTTCATGGGTACCACCGGCACTACTTCTACTCCGAATATAGAGACCGATCAGGATTGGTTCCTGAAGTACGAGAATAAGATGGATCCGGAGAAGATCCGTACGATTCAGGCTATCGCGCTCGAGCTGGATCACCGGTACTACATGTTAGAGAATGCGCAACTCCGGAATGACGAGGCGGCTATCCGGAAGCTCACGAATTACTGCAGGCGAATCGAGGCGATGCTCACTCAGCTACGGCGTGGATCCATTTACTACCTCCGGGCCTCTTCATTCAGTAACATTAAGATCCTTGGTACCGACTATATCCAAAAGCAGATGGAAGGCACCTTGGATAAGGCGTCGCTTAACACCTCTATCTTTGCCGTGCGCGAAAATAGAGTCAAAGATATGTTCTTCGGCCATTTCGGTCTGAAGTATATCGAATCGGATACCTATAAACTCGAGCGTATTGAATCGCTCTCGATAGGAGAAGAGGCGAACTTCACATGTGCCGATATGCGTAACTGTAATCTCGATGCACCTTTATATATAGGATACGATCCGGGACCGTTCACCTCTATGGTTATCGGTCAATATAACGAAGATCGTACCGTATTTCATGTGCTGAAGGATATCTACACATGGTGGCCTGAGCAGCAACCACAACTGGCCTACCTATTCCAGAACTTCTTTGCGCCGATGCGTAATAAACAGATCTTCCTTCATTATGACCGTGCCGGCAACCAGCGAGATCCACAGTGGAAAAAGTATAAACCTACTTTTGGAGACGAATCGGATACCGATGCTCAGACTCTGAAGATGGAACTCGAGCAAAGAGGTTGGAATGTCGATCTGATGTCACTCGGCCAACCTACCATCTATTATAAACAGCATCTGCATTTGCTCTCGAGACTCTTCAGCGGTAAAGATGACTTCCAGGTGCACGGCATTCCGGTGATTAAGATCCGGATAGATGAGAATGAATGTGAGGCCCTGATATCGTCTATCTATAACTCTCCGCTGAAGCGTACCGGCGGTGAAGTGGAACTCGATAAGTCCTCGGAGAAAAAGCCGTTTGAAGAGCAGGCGTTTGGATCCACTCAGATAGCTTCCGCGCTTATGTACCTCTTATGGGGTGAGTTTTCGAAAAAGTACCTCAATGTGGCCGATCACCATGATCTGTCCGGAGGCTATGCAGGATTCACCGGCATAAAGTAAACTTTATAGTAAACTTTATAGTAAACTTATAGTAAACGAAACAGCCCGTCTCACGACGAGCTGTTTTCTTAATAACTTAACCTTAAATCTAATACCATGAAAAACATTTGCTGACAGACTTTAAGCCGTCTGTCAGGGCTTTTGTTCTATAGCTTGGCGCAAGTTGGTTAGTACGGACTCGCGTATGGCTTCGCCTATGCCCGTCCGGAGGCGTGTGCGTACGCTGTCATCTCTACCGAAAAATACTCCCCAGGTAGGACGGTTGTACACCGCTGCGTTAGCACCTTTCTTACCTCCCAGGCGTTTCATATCGGCGAAACGTAGGCGTATGTCTATAGGCAGCACTATCCGGTACCGGCCGTTACTGCCTATTACACCATCCTGACGGCCGGCCACTCCGCTTACCAAGGCATCCCAGTTAAATCCGGAATCCTCGATAGGTGATCGCTTGGCATTTAGTTGCTCGATCTGCGCACGGCGCAATTTGTCTAAGCCCCACTGCAGCGTCTGAACGATAAACTCATGTTTTACGACTCCTTCTGTAACCATTGATCACATGCGCGATAGATCCGCTCGGCCATCTGACGAATCGCGCCCTGGCGTTGCGGTGTTAACAGTTCCATAATACCGGCGTCATTCACCCAGGTTATACCAACCTCTTTAATCGTCGCGGCGTCACAATCATTCAGGGCGTCGGCCATAAGGCTGATCACTCCATTCATAACTACACTCTGACTGTCGCCGGCGATGTGGATAATACCCTCCTGATCAAAATCGACCTTAAAAACAGTGCGGCTGATACAACCGGCTATCAGATGTTCCTGGCCTAAGATAGTAGGATGCAGATCCTGACCTACCATTGACAGATACTCCATGATACCGTGCTTATCACCGGCACTCTTCAGACCTGCAGCTACAATGGTCTGTTGGTTAATTAGTTGTTGCTTGTTCATAATCACTTGCTATAAAGGTAAAGAATGCCGTGTAGCCGATAAGACCATTAAGGGCTTTGGCATCCAAAAAACGTATCTCAAAATCTCCCTCCAGATGCATTCCGAGTAAGCACTCTTTTTCGGCATCGGCCGATATAGCTCTGCAGATCTTCTTTAGCGTCTCAAGGCACCGGTTCTGCGTGGCCAACTCACTCACTACATCCGTATTGGACCGGTTGTAGTGCTCGCACACACTGATACCTAATGACATCTGAGATCCGTCGTCCACTCCGGGCGTGTAATTGATCTTATCGGAATCGACCATGAAGATCTGTTTGTTACTGTTACGTAGCTTCTGCAGCACAAAATCCGAATCACCGATGAAGATAAAATCACCGATAGAAGCTATACGGCGGTCGCTCTCGTCGGCCATTACTTCTGCCTGAATCTGCGCGGCATCTTTTTCGTTACCGGATTTGATGTAGTTTTTTTTGAGTACATCCAGCGGTACGAACTTGGCAAAATAACGATATAATTCTACTAAATCCATAGATCTGTATTATTTACGATAAACGGGTAATAGTATTGATGGAAAGTCCGGTTTTCTTCACAATATCAGCGATAGAAGAGCCTCCGGACTTGGCATCTGCTATACGGTCCTTCAGCAGTTTTACTTGTGCATCGAAGAAATCGAGCAATCCCATATTTCTCACGTCTCGATGACCGGCTGTCTCCAGCTCCAGGATAATCTCCTGTACACCTAATGAGATATAGTCTTCAGACTTGGCTTTTTCCGACTTCACGGCGTCGAAAAGCACACTGTAGGTATCATGCTCTTGGAAAAACAGAGCCACTCCGGTGAACCACACCGTCACAGCCAATAGCTCAACCGGAGTGGGCTCGGACACGCGGGCGTTCATCTCCACGTGCCATAGTGTTTTTGCCAGTTTTGTCATGTAATACAGCCGGTCATCGTCGTCGTTATCCTTATCGTTTACCATAGATAAGATCTGCGTCGCTTCAGCATAGATACCGGCGGTTAGATTTGTCTCGATCAGACGGTCCCGGATAAAATGCGGCTGTACACCTTTGCCCTTAAACAGCTCAAACGGGCAATCATGCATATCGTACTTGATCTGCACCTTATTGTCCTCAATACTGAAGGCGAAATCCAGGCACTCGGCCAACCGGCGTAAATTCTCGATCACTGTATCCCGTACCGTGTGCTGCTTATAGCCTAATATCGCGCGGCGTGTCGCTCTCGAGGGCTTGTAGCCGGTAATCTCTATTAGCATATGCAGCTGCCACTCGAATGGATCCAGCGCACCGGCCATAACCAGGGCTAATAACTCGAATCCTTTGCGGCGTTGCTTCTCGCTGATCTCCATCCAATCCTCCGGAAGGAGAAGATCCTTACCTGATGTCTGAATGCGTTTCACGATACGGCAAATTTATCACGTTCACTAATTGCTCGAGCAGATTTGTACACAGCTGCGCTCTTCTCTTCTTTCACCTGCAGCTCTGCATCGACGGCTTTCCAATAAGCAGCTGCTTTCTCGGCAAAGACGCCGGCCACCTTCTCGCGGATGGTAGTGTCAGCCTGGGCGGCGTGATTCTTACCCATCTCATTGTTAATATCTATCCGGATAGGTGAGGGGAGTGCATGGAAGGCCAGACGGCGGCATGCGCGGGCCATAACGTCATAGCATATAGCTTGTTTCTGGACTTCGCTCAGGGAAGCACCCTCCGTCCGGCTCTTGATGCACTCACGGTAAACCTCACGTACTATCCAGCCGGCATATAACAGGAATGTAGGATCACTCACACCTACATAGCGCTCGAAATCGGAGATACTTACCGGAAGATCTTCCATCTGCTTGTGCTCATCGCTACCGGCCCAATCCGGGAACTCATCCGGATGATCATTCAGCAGCTTGATCAACCGGTTCAACCAGAACCAGGCATCGCTGATCAGATTCTCCTCGAGCTGATCCTGTTGGTACTTATAGATGGTGGTCTTATCATCGGACTTCGTGACCGTCACACCGTCGTTATCGACATTAGCGATCAGATAGATGATGTGGTGATATAGGGCAAAGTGCAGAATGGCTCTCTGCAGATAATCGAGGGCTTCAGCTTTCACGGCCGTTCCCATCTCGTTCCCATCCTGGATGTCACCGGCTGGTTCATCTGCGGCCGGTTCCTGCGGATCCTCTACCGGCTCTTCAGACTCCGGTTCCGGAGTGGGTTCCGGTTCCGGCTCCGGATCCGGCTTCTTGCAGATAGCCTCGTAGGTCTTACTACCTAATTTATCGCTCATCTCGGCACATACCTTTTCGATACTGCTCTCTATATTCTCGTACTCGAGCGCCTTAAAGGCCATGCTCAGTTTCGGCTTCATTTCCTCTTGGAAATTCTCGCTGGTAAATGGATTAGTCATATCTCAAAAATTTTGTGCAAAGTTACAACTTTTTTTCCATATATCAAAAGACGTATTTTTTATACCGGATCTACAGGCTTCAGATCCTTCAATGCCTCATCCATAGTTAGCTTTATAATCCATGCTTTATGATTATCGACTAACTCGATAAATTCAAAATTACCACCGGCCTGCCAGTTGTTAGAACTTAGAAAAACGTGGATACATTCGTCTTTATACAGTATGGCCACTTTAGCGTGCATCGGTATATTATAGATGGTCCATCCCATTTTGATCATCGCTTGCACCCAGTTCTTTTTGCGTCTGTGGCCGCCTTTCATATAGACCGTTACATGACTCAGAATGCCATCAGCTACTGCGCGGTTCAATTTTACACTGGCGGCTTGCGGCATCTCGAAAGTGCAGCATGTCAGTTCTACACCTCCACCCATCTCTTTCGCTTTCTCGATAACCTTATCGACGAGCGATATCCGTTTTCCAAACCAAAAATTCATATTACTCAAAATTTAAGATTTAACACCTAATTTCTCTGATATTATACCATAGCTATACCTCCTGTATTGAGTAACACACTAAATAGTTATCTTCCAGGAGCATTTTATCAGCTTCGCGCTCAGCGTACTTCTTACCCTTAAAGATAGTAGCGTGATCACGATTTTCCGTACCATAAAAGTCTCCCTTCAGACGGCTATGATAAACCTTCTTACCATCGGCCGTGTCGAATTGAATAATATACTGCTTTTCTTCCATACTCATTCCTCCTCGATAGGTATTTCTAACTGATTCGTCATATCCCAGCCTCCACGTGCTACACCTTCCGGATCTTGAGATTCGTACCGGTTGATATACTCATCGACTCCGATGGCTTCGTCTGCGGTGTAGATAGTCTCCATATAGTCGCTGTTTGCCTCATCAGAATAGGCGTCACAGCTATCTACCTCCACATTCGAATCCTCGAAATCTTCATCGTCAACCTCGTTCGTCCATCCCTTGGCTATCTCCATGGCCTCTTCCGGACTATCGGCTTCTACATATATATTAGCATACCGAGCCAGCGTTACGCTGTATATATTATTTGTTAACGGCTTTTTCATACTCATCCCTCCTTCTTCATGGTGTTCTCGATACGACTTATTAAATCAATAAGAGCTTCATCCTGTTGGAATCTTTTTGAAAATCTCAGATGCTTACAAGCTATATAAAGCATCTTCAAGTGAAGATCGCTAACTACGATAACATTCTTTTCCTTCAGTACTCCCTTTTCGCCCATTATTGCCAGCATTGTCATAGATTTACCTTTCTTGATAAGTTCTTCTATGATATCTGACGTGCAAAAGTACTTCATTACTTCCTCGAGCTTCAGATCTTCCGGTTCTTTACGTTCTTCTTCATAACAATAGAGGCCGGTATAATCATTGATCTCTTCAGCGCTCATCTGGCCGACTTTTACCTGCAGCATCTCGCGCGTCAGAAGCTTATCGAGCAGCTGCTCTTTCTCCCATGGCCATAGCGTATCAATTTGTGCAAGTACATCTTGTACTTCCGGAGATCCGTCGGGCTTCATTGTTTACCTCCTTTCTTCGGTAGTGTGTAACGGAGAATAAACCTTGCACCTCCCTCTAATTCAAACGTGATAGTGGCGTTTGCATGCGTTCTATTAGCCTCTTCAGCTAACAGATCCTTCCATTCAGGAATAGTTTTTGCAATTGTTTCTTCCATAAGTGTGTTGTTTTTAGGGTTAGTTATTGTGTTTATTTAAACGGATCATCGTTCGGATCAATACCTTCGATCTCCGGTTCTTTGCTCTTTGTCGGTTCTGCCGGTGCTGCCGGTTCGGTTTTCTCTTCAGCGGCGTTTACAGTGCGCTCGAAGTCGATGCCATTCAGCTGCTCGCATAGGATATCGTACTTAAACATATACGCGCTGGTAGTGGTGGTGTGCTTTACCATCGTGCGCTTATCCTGATCCAGTGCCTCCCATGTGAACCGGGTGCCGTCGATAGAACCGATATACGCGCTATGGCTCCGGAAGTAGTTAGTTAGCGTCTGCTTACTCAGCGCATCCTTGCCGGTAACATCTTTCGCGTACGCTCGATAGGCTGCCTCCAGCGGTATGTACAGGATCTTACATCCTATACCTACCTCGGCGGTCTTCTCTTTCTTATTGCTCTTATATGTAAGTATATTAGTGGTACACTCGTCAATCTTGAACTCACGACCGGCAATCACTGTACCAATACTCAGCTGTGTATTCAGACTATAGAAGAAGTTACCGAGCTTGCTGGTCTTCGATATACTCTCCATCTGAGTGAGGACTTTCGAAATAGCCATCTCGTAGAAGTGCATGTGCGCCCATGGCAGACGGATATCGCACTGCTCTCCTACGAGACGACTGGTGGCTGATAGAATAGCTACAGATCGGATAACGCGCTCCAGGCCGTCCTTATTGGTGGCCGATTCCCATGCGTCCTCTTTCATCCTCGCAACCTCTTCATTAAAATACCGCTTGAAATGGCGCTCGAAGACTGGGCGCTGTCTAATGATATCGCATAATATATTGCCCATACCCAGGTCGGCCTGTCTCTTTAGCTTTTCGAATAACTCACTGTCGATCTTATCGAAGCCTTCCTCTTTCTTTTGCACCTCACAGATGATCACACGGTTACTCAACGAACCGTCATCCTGTTGTGGTGTGTCCTGACCCAGTAGGATAGGCGCTGCGTTCGTCTTACTGGTATCGAGGCTCTTATTAGCGATATCCTTCACCTTGGTACGGCCTTTATCATCATATACGGCACTCTTCAGACCTTGGAACTTGATCTGCGATATACCGTTATCGTTATACTCCTCCATGATTACCGGCATATTCCGGAAGTGCTCGAGCACAATAAAGAAGGCTGCATCGGATCCGCTGTTTAAGTTAAATACAGCTGCATCTCGCCTCATCCATAATCCCCGGATACCATATGCTAACTCTGTCTTACCGGATCCTGTAGGACCGGCGAAACACAAAGCCGTGAAACTACCCACGATGCTGTAGATTAAATCTCGGAAGCTGCACGCGATGGCAAAGATCACAGCCCATTTGCCGTTTTCATTCACCTGAAATACGCGGTCCATAAGGCCGGCCCACTCAGTGAACTCCATACGATCCTTTTCCTGCGGCTCGAGATAGAATGCGTATTCATCCTGCTCATACGGATTATCTTCCTTCCGCCCGCCTAACCGGATGCTCGATGAGGCCGGGCTGTACAGGCGTATATTATTCACTTCAGCTACACCCAAGTTGTCGGTGTACTCCAGTTTCCACTCCCCATCCTTATCCGGATAATAGACGGCATTCGGTAGCATCAAAAAGCCTTCCGGCTGCCATCCGAATACGCGTGCCTCATAGCAATCGATGAAGTTATAACTAAGCACCTGGCGAATCTTATCCCACTGCTGGGGTGTACCGTTGAAGTTATATGCGCCGGCGCCAAATAGTCTCTTCTTCATATCCTGCAGGCTGACAAATGCATCAGATGGCCACTCTACATACTGACGGCCTCCGTACATGTGATTCAACCGGATCACGCGCTTACTGTGATCGGTGGCCGGATCCACGAATAACAGTGCCTCCATGTAGAAGTCACTCACTACCATGTGACCGCCTCCTTTCTCATTCTTAAACACATAAGCTACCGGATGCGGCTCTTCTCCTTCTTTGGGTTGGCTAAGCAGCGGGAAAAATCCGTACTGCTCATAGTACTTATTCCATATATCGTTTTCCTTGACGTACTCCGGTACATCATACAGGTTATTGATCGTAGCTATCTTATCGCTCAGATTAGCACGCCTCCGTTCCGCCTCACGTCTGTCTTTCTTGCTGCCTAAGATCTCATTAAGCAGTTTGTTATAGCTGGCGGCCGGCAAACGTAGTAGCTTCCGGAACTCTGCATTATTCACCTCTCGAGTGGTGGCGTCGCTGTCTGCGATGACGCGCATACACTGTCTGATGATATCCGCGCGCTCGTCACTCGTCATGTCATCGGTCATCGCGTCAGTACGCCGGCTCAGATACCACTCTGTAAATCCACTGATGCGCTCAATCTTGGCACCGTCATCGTCTGTATCCGGAATGCTTACGCGTACGCGCAAACCGTCACCGTGAATCGACTTGACTACCTGCAGCGTCACCGGTTCCTGGTCATCGTCACTGTCGCCGGTCAACTCCTCTTTGCGTACCATGATTGACTCCCACGCACGTAGCTTCTGGACGGCGTTCTTATTCGTGCCTCCTACCCATAGGATAGTGGGTGCCTCATCTACATGCTGGAAGAAGTAATCTTTGCTGAATGTAAGTATCAGATTATTACCATAAACCTTCCGGAGATCTTCAGCATCATCTATTCCGTACAGGTCGCCTTTCCAATCGTCTTCAGCTACGCGGTTCTTATTCACGATGCTGCGTATGTCGCCTGATTCAACCTGATAACTGTATGCCAGGTTATTGATCAGCTTCTTGCGATAGATATCCTCCGGTACGCAGGCTATCATACATGCAATCTGCTCGACGTGCTTACTCATCTCGGCTGGATCTTCACTCGTCGGATAGATAGAGCTCATATACTCCGACCATTGTTTGGTTCGGTTAGCGACTATCATGGCCAGTGTCGTGTCTTCGGCTTTCTTCTGATCGACCTGCAGTAACCAGCTATCCGGATCCTCATTCATCGGAATCATTACCACCTTCACCTTAAAGCCCGCCTTCAGTAGCAGCTTCATGCTCTTTATGGTGGCGTTCTGGCCGGCGGTATCACCGTCATACATCAGAATGGCCTCGTCACAGTAACGCCTCAGTAACTGCACCTGCTTTTCTCCGAAGGCGGTGCCGCTGCCGGCTACCGTATTCCGGAATCCGCACATCCACATTCGGATCACGTCATTCTGACCTTCTACTATATATACGCATTTCTCATGCTGGATATCTTTCGATGCCTGGCGCAAACCGAATAACAGGCTGTCCTTCTTAAATAGTACGCTCTCTGCGCTATTCTTGTATTTCGCGCGCTCATTCGGATCCAGTGTCCGGGCGGTCCATCCTACTACCACGCCGCTCTGACTGTAGAACGGATAGGTGATACGGTTCCGGAATTCACCGGCGCTACACCATCCCAAACCGAAGGCCTTGGCCGCTTCTCTCGAGATGCTGCGCTTCTCCAGGTAATCGCTGAAGCTCTGCTCGGACTCACCGGCGCGCTCATACTCATTCTGGCGCTGCTCGTTATCCCGGACTAACTTCTCACGCTCTAACCGGCGCTTCTTTTCCTCCGGACTCTCTTCCATGTCATCCGGGATCTCGATATTCTTCTTAGCGGCTAACATGCGCACGGCCTCGACGAAGGTCATACCCTCGACTTGCTGCACATACTTGAAGGCGTTACCACCTTCTCCACATACGAAACACTTGAAAATTCCGCGCGATGCACTTACGCTCATCGACGGGTGCCGGTCAGCATGGAATGGGCATAATCCCCATAGATTAGCGCCGCGCTTATTCAGAGTCTGATATTCTGCTACTACATCCTCGATAGGATTAGCAGATTTGACTTTTTCAATAAGTTCTTCACTTAGCATAATGTCGTCTCTTCTTCAGGTTTTACCCATGCATCTTTTGCCCATACGTGATGTTTGCAGCCATGATCCGGGCGCACAGTTGCGCCGGTCCGCGTGCAGAATGTCTTCCAGCGGTCAGCATCGCTTCCAATGATCTCGCCGCGCTCATTCTTGAATGCCGCGCTGGCTCCTTTCTCAGCAAACGTCTGGGCCTCTTGTGTGGTAATATACATATCCATCAGGTCGCAGTTACTGCAGCATGGCAGTATGCCTGGATGGCCACATCCGGAGATCGACTTTCGCTTGTATGTAAATTTCTTTGCCATGGGATATATTATTTGTCAAATTTCATCTTCAGCTGTACGCCTTCAGCGCGCCAGGTATCCACCTTTTTTTTCCATCTCACATGCTTCTTCAGTAGCGCCTCCGGTGTAACCAGACCGGTCAGATGGTATTTGTCGATAAACATCTTAACGCTATCTTTATAGTCGATACCATACCGATATCGCTGGTGGCCCATGTAGCTGTGTAGAGACATGTCGAAATCTAACAGCAGCTTATCGCTCACATTGTTCTCGCCTTCGAAATTCAGATAGTTATTCGTCTCGAGATCCTTCAGGTCGCAGATCCTCTCATTCACCATCACTAACAGGTTGCCTTTATGCTCTGCGGGATTGGCCGGCTGCTTGATCAGGCTGTTAACTATCGCGTGATTCACCAGCGATGCTGCAGGGAACTGCGCTACATCCTTTATCGGACTCGGATACTTCTGCCGGGCGTACTCGGCCAAGTACGGCTTCACATATATATTCAGTACTAACATGTCTCCGGATAGATGCTGTTAACTTTTGAATTGATCTTCCTTGTCAGAATGAACATATACATCCCATTGCTCACCATATCAATCGCTCTACGCTCATCGGTCTCACCTTCGGCCATAGCGATATCCACGATGCACCGATCTGTTTCCTCATCTGTCTCCCAACCGACAGCGCCGCCATTCAGACCGGCGAAATTATTGAGGTAGTCACATATGTCACTCGCTAAACCTCGTACTCTATCAAAGCAGATATGTATATGCAGTTCTGATGCATCTACTCTGCAGTCTTCCTCCGTAATAGGAAGGCCTTTTTGGATGGTAAATACTATCTTATCCATATAGATTTTAGATTAAGCTACTCTGATTAACCTGGTGTAGGTCTTATTCATCTCATAGAGCGTACCTCTATCCAGGCGTGTCACGCTGATGCATACTACACATGCGATCTTAACTGCTAATCCAAGCTTCTCCGGATTCGTTACCAGTTTCGGAATGTCTATATACCCGCCAACCTTCAGCCGGCCGGCCATCCCCTCGAGATAAGTACACATCCGGAGCGCGTCTCTCTCTCCATACTTATCATTCATCTCCCGATACCAATCCCAGCTACCGTCGAACCGGTATTTGCTAAGATCTACTTCTTCTATGTTAGTCTGCTCTTCCATCAATTAAATTTCTAATAGTGGACGATAGAGGAGTCCAACCTCTATGGCGATCGGGTGCATTGACGTGGCGCCTTCATCATCACGTTTGCGTTGCGTACCTTATCGTCTTATACCTTTCGTCCGGATAAACAGGCGGGGGCTTGGCTTTCGTCACCAACGGAGTGCGATACTTAGGGACTCTCCGTCCATGGAGCGAACGCGATACAGGACTCCACGCAAGGGCGCTTATTCGTTTCAGCCATCTTAATAGGCTGCCTACCTGTTATAAGATATCTATTATAATTCAAAGATCGATCTTGCGAGGGCTATCCTGTTATGCTACTTCGCCTGCAGGATTCTCCTTCGGTAGTTCCGGAAGCTTCTCGCGTATCCGCTCGCATATATCATGCAGCATGTCGGCGCGCCGGTACTCGAACTCGTGATGCTTCTGCATCGCCTGGATGGCTTCTCTAAGTCTTCCGCTCTCTCCGGATAGCAGTTCCAACTTTCCACCGTTAGCGGCTAAGCATACCGCGTCGATGTTCTTCTGCTCGCTGTACTGTTTCTTCAGGGTCGTTAGGCGTTTCGCATTCAAAATGCGCCTGCTACCCCCCCCAAGACGGTTGGCCATGCGTCTGGTGGCATACACGAGGCTCTTTGCCTCCTCGTAATTCAATTCAATGATGAATGTTTCCATAAGTGTGTTTGTTTTTTTAATTATTTCGGTTATCTAATTCAAAGATCAATCTTGTGACGGATGAGGTTTTCGACTCCTCGACCTCCGGGTTAACACCTCGGCGCTCTTACCATCTGAGCTAATCCGCCATTTGTGGGCAACTATCCGGTGGCGGTTCGCAGTATTCAGAGGTGCGACGCGGTCGGCGGCAAATTTTCCATGCAGGACCTTCACTGCTTTATCCGCGCTACTATAGTTATCAGCCTTTCCTTATTCAGGCACAACCACCGGCAGCCTTATTTCCGGGCTTCCTTACTCAGCCCCTAACTCCGTACCTTTCAAAGATCACTTACTTTGGGTTTTATCTAAATATGCCATGTTCCTTCCAACACTCCCTTTGGCAGTTTTCCGGGGCGTATAGTCCTGTATATACGAGGTAGCGATAGAGTGTGCATGTACTGATGTGCAACCGCTTTGCTATCTTGGTCTTCTCCATGCCTTCCTCTAACTTTGCCACTATCCAATCATGCTTCTCTACGCATTTCGGATTCAGGCGAAGCCGTTGCCCTTTGTCGTGCCACCACTTTTTGCCTTGCGCCCTGCGTAACTTCAAAGCCTCTCGGGTACGGTCTGAGATAAGTTTGCGTTCAATCTCTGCGGATAATCCGAAGGCGAATGCAAGCACCTTACTCTGTATATCCTCGCCGAGCCGGTAGTTATCCTTGATAGTCCAAACGCGCACCTCTTTGGTCATACATATATTCAGAATCTCCATGACCATGAATAGCGAACGACCAAGACGGCTTATTTCCGATGCGATGATAAGGTCGCCCTTCTGCGCCCTCTTCAGTAATTTGCCGAGGGCACGCTTACTGTATATCTTTGCACCGCTGATAGTTTCCTCTATCCAATCGTCCACGACAAGCGATTCCTTCTGTGCAAAACGCTCTATCTCGTAGCGTTGGTTATCTACTGTCTGCGTGTCGGTTGATACGCGAATATATCCGTAAGTCATAGTTCAACACTCATTGCTGTAATAAGTTGGTTGGTTAATAGCCCAAAGTTCAAATCTTGTGACGGATGAGGTTTTCGACTCCTCGACCTCCGGGTTAACACCCCGGCGCTCTTACCATCTGAGCTAATCCGTCATTTGCGGGCAACTATCCGTCACGGCCTCATTGCCCTTCTTAACGGTTATCCAAATTTGAGTTCATTAAAGATCATTTTCTTCGGCGATATATTTCTTATAATAACGTATGACGGTATTTCTACTCATATGCAGCCTATTCGCTATGCGTCTGAAACTCATTCCGGAGTCTTTCCATATCCAAATCTTATCCTTATAAGGGAAGCACTTATAACTTTCTTCATCCGCCCCCCCCTCCGGACGACCTAACTTCCTGCCTTCTGCCTTCAGACGCGCTAACGCTTCCTTGGTACGCATCGATATCAGGTTACGCTCTATCTCTGCCGAGAGACCAAAAGCGAAGGCTAATACCTTTGCTTGGATATCGTCGCCGAGCCGGTAGTTATCCTTTATCGTCCAGACTTTACACTCTTTCTTCATGCAAATAGAGAGGATCTCCATAATCATGAACAGGCTACGTCCGAGACGCGATATCTCCGAGCAGATAATCAAGTCGTCCTTCTTTACCTTCTTAAGCAGCGGTCCGAGTTTGCGCTTATCGTAGTTCTTGGTTCCGGATATGGTTTCTTCTATCCATCCGTCGATGTGTAGATCGTTCCGTTCACAGAACTTCTCAATCTCGAAACGCTGGTTTTCGACCGTTTGCTTATCACTACTTACTCGAATATATCCGTATGTCATATTACCTTAAAGCTATTCAAAAGTTCCTGAAGTTCCTCGATGTACTCGGTTTTATTCCATCCCTCCAGCTCACATACTGCGATATCTGCTTGTATCCATGAAAGGAGTTTGCACTTCTCCTCTTCTCGGCACATCTGATTGAATGTGTGCCTCATCTCCGGACTGGCGTCGATGGGTATGGTCCAATTACCTCTTAAAGCCATGCTTCACATCTCTTTCCTTAGTAAACATATCAATACCTCTTGCTGTCCGGACGCGTGCGGCAACTTGATAAACCTCCTGCCGGTACCAACTTCGAGCCTTCATTTGCTCCGGATAGTTTGTGACTATCCTTTCGGCCTGGGCGTATATATCATTCAAGCTCTTATCCATCACTTCAGATATGGCTCAACATACTTCTGCATGTACTTATTCCGGATCTGAATAGCCAGGCGTGTCATCGTCTGACCCTGCAGAGCCATCGATACCGCGCGTGTAGAAGCGTTGAACTCTCGTGCTAAAACTTCTACATATCCGCGTGGGGGAGGCGGCACGAATCGGCCGGTTGCTCCGGATGATTTCAAAAATTCGACTGCAGGCATATTCTTCACCGGAGCCTGCGTTTTCTCGTCATTATTCATAAATTTTCAATTTTATTGCGTTTTTATTTTCGTATATCGGAAAAAATTTGTATTTTTGCGCAAAATTTTTGTAACTTTTGTGCATTTATTTTTCCCTTTTCGGAAAATTCGGTGCAAAGGTACAAAAAATTTTTGATATATGCAAATTTTTGGGAAAAAAAATACTAAAAAAATGTAAATAATATGCTATTTTTAGCAAAATAACCCATTTTTAACACCAAAACTGAAGAGCTATGAATGAAAAAACTGCTGAACAACGAGAATTAGTGAGCTTGCTAAATGCTGCTCGATCGCAAGGGCTTGTGGAAAATCAAAAAGAGTTTGCGGATATGATCCAATTACATCCTGGATATCTATCCTCACTCATTAAAGGATCCAAACCTATAACGAAGCAAATGCTCAAACGAATTAGAGATGCTGCAGCTATGGCAGGAGTAATTGTTGAAGGAAACGGCAACGCTACGGCTACCGGTCCCGGATCCACAGCGCAAGTTATATCCGGAGATCTCAGCGCGCTCATCAAGGAGATGGGGGAACAGCGTCGATCGTATGAAGAGCAGCTGCGTGCAAAGGATAAGCAGATATCAGAATGTATGCAGCTCCTGAAGGATGCGATAGCTAAGTCTAAGAAATGAGCCTTGCAGATCCATTATGTACATCTACACGTACGCGTATTAGTCTCGTGCGTATTATGCGCATGAGACGGCGCGTGCCCGCACACATATGTGAGTATATGCGCGCGTGTATGCATAATATAAACAAGGAATAAATATGCGCCTTTTGCATCCATTAAATCGGCACGAATTTGGCACATAGTCTATAGAAAATGCAAAAAAGTAATTTATTAACTTATTGATAGCCAGCAAGAAACATTCATCCGGAATAGCAAAATCCCCTGCCCCTAAAATCCCCGGTTCGAGTCCGGGAAGTGGCTCAAAGCCTTAAATAATAAGGTGTAGGCCGGTGAAATGCTAAAAATATCGGCACAAAATCGGCACATAAATCTTCTGGTATGATTTTTCTTGCCTGGTTATCAATAACTGGGTAAGAAAAAAAATGCCTACAACTCCCGCGCACACGATCACCCCTTATATCCCTGCGGTCCTACGGAAAAATTCGCATGGGTATGTAATCGAGTACTACTTCTTCAATCACCTATCCGGTGGTTATGTCCGGCGTACTATAAAACTAAACAGGATCCGCAAGCGGTTCACTTCTGCCAAGGATTTCAAGGAGTACGCCACCAGTATTATCTGTAAGCTGAATGTGAAATTAGCCGGCGGCTGGTCACCCATCGGCGAGGTGGTGAATACGCGCGAGTATGTACCCATCGCTCAAGTTATTGATCAGTACATCCGGGAGAAACAAAGTTCATTGGCTAAAAACACAATGATGGCATACAGATCCTTCTGTATCCGATTGAAAAGTTGGGTGGAGAAAAATTATCCTCAATGTAACTGTGCGCTTTTTACAAAGGTAATAGCTATTCAGTTCATGGATCATATTTGGGCTGGAGATAGTGCTGTCGTAAACAAATCAAAGAAGAGTGCTCAGTGTTCCGGGCATGTGAGCGAGCGTACGTATAATAATAACCTAAAACTTGGCCGGGCGTTTTTCGCCTGGTGTATCGATAAGTGCTATGCAAAAGAGAATCCCTTCGAGACCATTAAGCCAAAGCGAGAGGCTAAAAAGAAGCGCATTCTGATACCAAAGCAGATCCGGACAAAGATAGATCAGTATTTTGCAGAGAACAATCCTGCCATGCGAATTGTTTGCCGGCTGGTATATACTTCTCTCTTGCGGCCGATAGAAGTATCCCGTGTGCGTGTGCATCAGATCCTATATGATAAATCATGCATCTACATGCCGTTCGATCAGACAAAGAATGGGAAAGAGCGCTACGGCCGAATCGATAAGGATCTCGCCATGATGCTGCAGGAGTATCTTCATGGAGCATCTGCCGCTGATTATATCTTCAGCGATGGCACATGGTCCTATGGGTCCAAACAGAAAAACTCCCACGCGTTCGGTAATGCATGGGAGAAAATGAGAGAGGATCTGAATCTTCCGGAGGAATATCAGCTATACTCTCTCCGGGACACCGGTATCCATGATTTGCTAATCGATGGAGTTGTAGATCTCGATGTGATGCATGCGGCCGGCCACAGTGACCTCACAATGACTACCCGCTATGCAGATCACATCGACGAGGGTATGATTTCGCGCATTAACAATCAAGCTTCCGGGTACTAAGGAATGACTTCACACTGTCGCCACATTCCTTAGTTATCTTGTTACACATCGCCGCGATTGGCCATGTTATCCAATGAATTCTGCGCTTTTATCGCGCGAATGAGCTCTGTAACATACCTGCCTCCTCCGTGGCTTATAATCCACTCATGCACATCATCAGCCACAACGTACTTGCGCGGCTGTCCTTCGTTCTTTGGTCTTCCTGCTGCCATATCAGAACTATTTTGCTTCGTTAGACATTGAATAGCAGTAACCGTTGCACAGGTTAACCGCGTACTCGTTACCGGCCTTGCTTTTTACAATTTCGTAGCAATCTTTGCTCTCGACATAATCACGACCAATAAAGGTGCCTGTTTTGTCGTAGAAAGCACGACCATCTGCTAATTCGATGATGTGACGATTGAAGCAGTTGGGCATAGGGGTTTCACCAACCTTTGCTCCGATTCCGTTTGCGTAAGTGTAGTTTGCCATAATGATTACATTTTAGATGTTAGACATGTTTGTTTTTTAAATCCACTGCAAAGGTACAAAAAATTTTTGATATATGCAAATTTTTGGGAAAAAAAATACTAAAAAAATGCACTTTTATTCAAAAAAGCGCATTTTTTCATATTTTTAGTGTAAATTATGTACTATTTACCACCAGATAGTAGATTTTGTAATTTCTGCTTCCATCCGGACATCTTCTCGCGGATCTTACCTCTGATGTCGCGTACGGACTCCGGAAGGATCTGCTCGGATACCTCTTTCGCTCGATCGTGCTTCCGATTGGATAAGATCTGCTCTTCAGTCACGCGAGTCAGCATCTGATAGATCATGCGTTTGCATAGCGATAGGCGATTCATATCATTCACTCGCTTACACTCTCCGATCAGTACATGATGCGGAAATAGCTGCGCAAATAGCGCAAGATCCTGTGCAAAGTATTTCTCATCGGCCAACCGGTCCTTGATCGCCTGGCGTTCTGCGATTGTGTAGTTAGTCATATTGTTTGTGCAATTAGATTAGCCGTTTCTTAAACTCAAACCATAGATCTTCCGAGCTCTTCTCCTTGGTGGGTTTGCCGGTTTCTGCATCATAGATGGTGCCAGGATTCCACCCGATAATTCCAGGGCACAACTTCCGGCTGGCGTCGTAATGGCGGATCACGCGCTTCGAGGGGATGTTATACTTAGCCATGATCATCTTGGCTACCTTAACGGCGTTCTCCACGGCTTCGTCTGTGAAGTACCATCCGGAATGGTTCGGAACCTTTGGCGTGGTGCCTTCCTTCAGGTTGCTGCAGATCTCGATACTTATGGCATTCCTGTTAGTTACATGATATTTTCCCTTTCCATCGCCTACGGCCCAGCAGTAGTAGTTCTCCGGATCCGGATTCACCTGCAGCATCGAGTCGTCATCCACGACGAAGTCGGCGCTCGCATTTCTATTCAGGAATACGTTGCGTGTCTTCGTTTCGGCATTGCCGGCCGAAGAACTTCCGGCCGTAAAGTGTATCACAAGATACTCGATCGTCCTGCCATCGCTGTGTGTGATATGTTTGCTTATCGGGTCGTATATCACGTCATCTCCCAGTACGGAGTTGTCTTGCGGCTTGCCGGTCTTGGCCATGGCTGCCCAGGTCTTATCTCCTACGATGCCATCGGCCGTAAGCCCGTGCGCATTCTGCCATTGTTTTACCTTACCCTCCGTGGTTGGGCCAAAATCACCATCCGGGCGGCATCCCAGAATCTTCTGCAGGGCTTTTACCTGGTCGCCCTTACTACCTCTCTTCAGTAACATATTCTCAATAATTTAGATTCTACAAGAACGGCACGAAACGCCGAATCGTAATAATATATGGTGAAGTGGCCGGGAATTTCTCCATAACCCATGCGGCCAGCTTCAGGAGTAATAAGATAGCCGTGATCCAGAACCAAAAACTGCAGAAGCGGTCGTATGACGTTCTGGAGTTCTTCACTGCCTGCTCGTAGTCTGACTGCCACCGGCTACACATGATATCAAGGCTGTCGGAGCGATGTTGGTAGTCGGATGCAAGCGCCCGATAAAAGTTTGTACTATCGCGCTGCTCATGGTGCGATTCTCTGTGTTGTACTCCGCTTACATTAGTAGCTTCTCCGCTCTTGGCGTTATAGGTTCCACCGCCTTGGCCAAACTGGATAACCAGATTTGAACTATCGACAATCATAACATGATGCTCAATGATGCACACACTGTCACGGTAAATCCATACGATACTATCTCTATAGTTAATAACGGTGGAGTCATGCCAGTTGATTTGCTCCTTGACTCGAACCGAGCGACATCCGGATGCGAGGAGAATGTATAACGCAATAATCGCAAATAGCGATATGTTCAATACGTAATAAATGATTGGCTTCTTCATAATGCTATTAAATTTCGTGATCTTCAGACGATGTGTGTCTGTTAAAATCTGCTATCAGGCGCCCGTGCTTAGTGTAGATAGTTAATCCAGGTGTCCGATATATCACCGTCTCATCACTCATCGAAGCCATAGTCGGTTGGATTGAACGGCTCATCGATACTATGCACGCGACAGTATTCCTGCTGAAGCCCTTTGAGAGTTTCTACAGGTGGGACGGCGGGGAAAACTACCTCTCCTACTTTGCTTAATCCACTACCCGGTATCGGCTCAAAGCCGAAACGAAATAACACGCCCTGCGGCAAAGCGGCTTTACGCGGCGCATTGCAGGGCACTACATTTTGATTTACTACGGTATTCATATCTAAATTGTTTATATTGTTTGTCTATTTCTTCCATTCTGCTTTTACATATAGCAGCCGGTTTATATTCCGGAAATAGCTGGCATACCAAATGATTCTTCTTTTCTACAAAGTACAGATATTTACAGAAATCGCTACTAAGGACCATGTAGGCAAGCATCTTCTGCTGATTAAACGATGCAGTGTGGCACATCATTCCGGTGTAACTATTGATTGAGCATAACAGACGCTGTGCTGATTCTGCAGACGCGCCTTGTTCGATAGCTCGATGGATTTTCCCTTTACATGCTCTAATCGTGCGATCTGCAGTGTATATGCGATTGGCAAATACATACTTACCGCAAAAGTATGCACCATGTCTTACTGGTTGACAGTAGAACTTCGTCGGATGTAATGTGAGCTGTATTCCGGATAAGATCCATGCAGATGCTATCCGAATAGCGTTCACTAAGCAGGCGTCGCGTACCACGGCCGCCATGTCATCAACAAACTGGACAATCCTTACTCCTGGTATGAATGACAGGATCATTCCCCAGATAGCTGATATCATATTGGCTATGAGTTGTGAATAAAAGTTACCTATGGGTAATCCCTTTCCGGAATTGTTGCGTAACGTCTTATTCTTTGGGACCTTGTTTAATAGTGCAAGCGGGCTGTGTATATAGCATCCATCGGCCGGGTCGTTTGTAATGAGCGCATGTAGTAGCTGAAGCATCTGCTCTACTTCGTCATCAGAATAGCCTTCCGGTCGAAAGCGATTGCAAAACTGTACAAATGTATCAAAGGACATTTGTCTTGCGAGATTCATAAAGAATCCCTGGATATCCATCGTGATCACCATTCCATCCGGCATCTCACGCATCCATCTCTGGAGCTGTTCGGCGGCCGTCTGTGCTGATAATCTCGGTCGGTTTCCGTGACTGATATTCCCATTACTTGTGTGCAGACTCTCTGTGACCTGCAGTATGAACGGTGCGATGAGATGGTGAATGATCCTATCTACGTACATCGCTGCAAATACCTCTCGGAGCTTCGGATATGTAAGCGCAAAGCATACGCTCGGATCCGGTTTGTACGTTTTGGATATCAGTCTATATGCAAGATCGTATATTCGCGATAGGTGAAAGTGATATCTGGTCGCATTCATCCTATGGCTTTTGTGTGTAAAACATTCCTCCTCTGCGGTTAGTAGCTGATTCGCTTCTCGTTCTAATTCTGCAACCGGGACAACAGCGTAAGTGTTGTTCTTGTTGTTGTTGTTAACATTCGCTGACGGAATTGTCACATACCATGCGTTGTTGGCATTGTTCTGCTGGCACGTCCACGTGTTGCCCGTCGGCAGAGTGCTGTGATTGCTATGTCGCTCTGGTGATATAACTTGCGGACTTTCGTCTTCATCGCAAGTGGCGACACCATTATAATGAGTGAGCGCGCTCGTCTTCATCCTTGGACTTGACGATTCTGACCCTCTTGCGCGTTAGCGTTAGCAGACGCGTATAAGCATTGCTCGATATCGTCACACATAACGTCTAACTTTGCGCAAAAATCTTTGCTCCATCCATGCATTAGCATCACCAGGTAGATATCCGCTTGGATCTCTTCGAGCGTATCGGTGGCGCGCTTCAGATAATCTTTGCCTCTGGCTTGCCGAAAGGCCTGGATATACAGCCTATGTGCCGTCTCGATCGTGGAATCAAGAATGGAGTGCTGTATATCTCGAGGTGCTTTCTTCTTGCCATCAAGAATCATCTCATATAAGAGCGTGCATTTCTTGATGATGGGTCTCTCTATGGCTTTTCTGCTACTATTCCGCATTGGAGTGAATGACTTACTATTTGTCGTGCGTCCGCACGGCTGGAGGTTTCACCTAATTTATAATGCTGCAACCGGGACAACAGCGTAAGTGCCGTTCTTGCCGTAGTAGTTAACATTCGCTGACGGAATTGTCACACACCACGCGCTGTTGGCATAGTTCTGCTGGCACGTCCACGTGTTGCCCGTCGGCAGAGTGCTGCGATGCAAGAGCGATAAAAGCGTATTGATCTCCGAATAATACACATACATCATCAATAGATGATTGATAGTAGGGAGAGTATATTGACGCTCATCGCCATCGTATGCTTTGTAATCCCATGCGAACTCGGCAGCGGGTGCACCTGTGATATTATTAGCCACGCGAGGCACAACAAACCTACGAATGTATGTGACTCCATCCCAATAATATGCCTGATTAGTAGTATTATCTGTTTCGTCGTTCGTTACCACATACACCTGTTGATCGTACATAAGGTGAATCCCGCTTGCTTCCATCTCTGCCTTGGTAGCAAACCGCACACATCCATACTCACTGTAATCCTTGTCCGGATCGGACGGATCATAGTTCGTATGCGGCAACTTCTCCGGATTATAGAATAGTAAGATCCGGCGAGTGTTCTCGTAAGACTCAAATATCAACGAGTTCATCAGCACATTCAGGAACGAACCTGTTTGTGCGCCATATAATCCGGGGACGCTATCGGTCGTATTAGCCCATGTTTTTGTAGAATACCCCGTTCCTGCCACCAAAGGCAGACCTATCACAAATGATTGATAAGGTGTGATAACTGCCGGCTGGGCCGGTTCCGGCGTAGTACCATGCTCGTCAATGTATTGTTGCCACTCGACGGCTGAATAGCGAGTGCCGGACTTGCCCATGAGGCATATATCATGCGAACGCGTGCCTATCATGCTGACAAGTTGCGCAAACTGCGAGAATGGTGTATCGTCCGCAATGACTGCGCCCGCATTTCGCAATGCTGCTGTGATGGCATTTATGCTTGTGAGAAGTAGCTGGCACTTCTCGGCTGCAGTAGTTCCTACCACTTCACGGTTGCACAGATCTAACTTAGCTTTGATATTAGCCACTAAATCTGTCTTATCGACATTTGTCATGGTCCATTCTTTAACAGAATTAACGGCCATGAGTACCAGATCTTCAGCCATACCCAATGTCATGGTACGGTCTGCGTTGTAAGCATCATTCATTGTTTTATTCGATTGGGGTTAGTATTGTTGCTATTCGGCTTTGCATGTGCGTTTTGAACGCAGCGTATTCCGCACTTGTGGCCTGGATTGCTTTACCGGCTGCATTCTTAAACAGCTCCGTGATAGTGGTCGGCTCCAGTTCTTCGTAGGTGAAGATCTGCATCACTACTTCGGTGCCTAACGGATTATAGACATCGTGGATACCGGTAACGCGATAATAATGACCGGCCTTCCACAGGATATACGATATCACTCCGGATATCTTGTTTTCCGACTCATCGTACTTCAGATCGGTAGCCGTTGATGATACGGTTTTGGCTACAGCCAGATCGCCTACCGTTGCATCGTACACAGTAGGTTTAATGATATCGCCTACTTTATACTCTTCAGAGTGTTGCGATCTTATATCGATGCTATCCTCTACGACAAAATCGCCATCATCGAGGATCCCGCAAAAACCGCTGGATCTCTCTGCTGGTAAGCCGGTATCAGCTATATCCTCAATGATGCAGCTGCCGGCCGTGTCTCGGAGATCATCTCCCATGTCGATTTTGATGGTCAGTTTGTCGCCTAACGTAATCGATGGCGTGCTGCTATCGAGCGTGATAGTCACCTCTCGGTTCGCGCTGTTGTATACTACAGTGCTAATGTTAGTCTTCTTCATCGAACTGGCTAACACTGCCTTCTGTGTCTCATTGATGATCACTCGTACATTCTCGACGGTGATGGCCGAGAACTTTGCCGGTACGTCATACAGCACAACCTTGTGCTCTGACGCCCAATAATTGGTATATACTCTTTCCATATATCTTATTGATTAAAGACCTGCGCACGCAAGGTCGTAAACTTCCTGCAGTTCTGCTTTCGATACAAAGATAAACTCTTCCCATTCTCCCCACGCCTGGGTATTTGTCTTCTTCCTGAATTGATATCCGGAGCGGTTGGATAGTGTCTGCGTGATTGTGACTCGGCGCAATCGAGATGCTACAGATCGCTCAATAACGAGAGTGTACCAGTTAAAAACTCTGGCCATAGCGGTTACGGTGGTAACGCATACGCGATAGATGCCCTCGTCTGTGTATTCGTCTAACTCACTGAGGCTATTCACATAGATAGTGTTATCTATCGGCTCGCCGGTCATATCCACGAACTCATCATCCTTGTAGATGTAGAAGTGGGTGCTGTCATTAGTAATATAGATGACATTCTCCTTTGCTTCAGCCTCGGTCCATGCGCCATCCTGATACTCCTTCAGCAGGTTGTCTTCAGAGTCGATGTACATGTCACCGGCCGATGGATCTTCCGGAGCTACGTCTGAATAAGTCAGTACGCTTATGATCTCTTTGTCATCGACCGGCTGCAACTGTGCCAGGATATCATTGATCGCTTGTGTGATTACTCTATTCTGTACGGGATGTAAGGATGTGATCGACAGCTCATCGTCGATCTGATTCAGGTATTTCTGAATATATGCCATGACGGTGCCGAAAGGCAGTGCCATGATTTTACCATCCTGCGCGGCGGCGATAAGGATCTTATCACCATTCTCCGGAGACACTTGCACCGGATACTGTGAATCATATAGAGCCATTTTCTTGTATGGTGTTTGAGTTGTTATCCAAAATTAAGTTACCGCTGTTATCCTGGAGCAGGCCGGCGCGGTTGCTCGGAAGCGGATGTACGGTACGGTTCGGCTTCTGGAAGCGTGTCTGCTTCAGTACTTCGATCGTCATCTCAAAAGTCTCCGGTTCGCGCTGCTTAACGGCGTGCTTGGCGTCGGTAGTGATAAGTACCGGCACCCACTCGCCGTCTATCTTGATACTTACGGAATCGCTCGTAAGCATATCCATCAGCGCAATGATACGCGCCGGTGTCAGATATCCGGTCTGCAGGCTGTATTTTGTGGTCACGGTACGGCGCTTATAGGATCGGTTCGTACTGTTGACGGTTTTTGACGTGATGTAAGGATCCTGATCCTCCACTTCGGATATATCCTGCAGCTCGCCGGTAAGCAGCAGCGCCTCACGCGCTCCCATGCTATTAGTCCATCTTATCAGATAGGACTCATCCGTGCTCGGATCATCCTGGATAGATATGGAGTTGATCAGGAACTCTTCGTTATAATGGTAGTATAGCATCAGAATGTTCGCGTCTGAATAAATCTGGAACCGCGAAACGGCGTCGCCATCAAGCCATATACCGAAAAGGTTAAATCTTCCGGATATCGCGAGTATTTTGCTGTCGTAATCTTGTTGGTCAGCCTGTCCGTTATCCGTGTCGATGTGAAAATCATCGTATTCGTTGGTTATGAACGCAAATATCTCTTCCATCGCCTGCAGCTCTGAACGGTAGAAGTGCAAGGATCCTTCCTCTTCTCCTCGAGCTAATAAGAACGGGTGTTTGTTGGATGGCATGGCTCCTGTAAGCGTCAGGCCCCCGGAAGTGCCCGGAAGGCAAAGATGCTCCGTGCTATCCAGCTCGGACGCGGTTCCGTCGATATGAGTAAGCTGCACGGTAGCATAGCCGTATATCTCTGCATCGCGATAAATGAAGACATGATATCTTCCGGTGTACGCCTGGATGATATCGGTCAAATCGATACTGAATCTGTTTTCGTCTTGATCTCCTTTCTCTGGATAGCAAACCAGATCGACGGTGATATACTCGTTACCGGGTCTGGAGTCCGACTCTACACCAAGCTTGAATTTAAAGCTCCGCGGCGCATTGGACGTCGGATCCGTGTCGATGACTAAGTAGGAAACGCCATCGGCTGCGAAGCACACACTTGCCGGTTTTTTGCTAAGTATTACTGCCATAGTTTTTTCTGTTTTGTTGTGCAAAGGTACTGCTTTTTTTTCAAATATCAAAAGACACGATTTTACGGCTTCCTTCCGGCTATAAATTCGATGGTCACATGCTGCTTATCGCTATTCTCGAGTTCGTACTGGAGTTTGGCCGGCCAGCACAATCGACCTTGGATTATGTAGGGTGTTGTGAAGTCAAACTGATTCACATCGACTGTCTTCATTACGGTAGTGATGGTAATACGATCACTATTCTCTGCGATGATATTGTACTCGGTGTTAAACTCCTTATTACATTGGGTTGTATTGATATATAGCTGGTCGTACTCTTCCGCTTCCGGAGACTGCCTGGACCATACTTCGATGTTGTCAATAAGGATGCTATTATAGATGGATTCCATAATACTTATGCCGGTGTTATGCATCTGTATGCACACTCCAAATGCGAGTGGGCACTCTGACGTTTTGGTCTCGTCTATGTCGCCTCCACGCGTGGTGGTAGTGCGCTGGCACACGCCATCCAGTTCGAAGCTAAAGCATTCTCCATAATCATAATCCATAGTTGTAGGATCCATACCATTTTCAACGCAGTATCCATCACGAAGAGACTCACACCATGAGTCATATAGATATTCCGGAGTTTTAATCTTATCCATATCGTCGATAGGCATGTGATCCGGAGAAGAGTTAAAGGTAATTTGCTTATCGCGCATAGCCCCTAATTTGCGGGTCTTCGAAAATAGCTTCAGGATCTTCTCTGTGAACTGCATTTTGACAGTTTTATTGTCCGGCTGCAGTATAAATACCACGCCGAATTGCGCCTGCACGGCCGATATGAACTCCTTGGCGCTTACTTCCGGAACCAATGCGCTGTATGGCATGTATCCGGGATAGATAGCGTCCATGGTGTTATTAAGCACTACGATCTGATTCCATTTCACCTCGAGTCCATCAGGCCAATACGGCCAATATGTACCAAAGTCATAATTTAGCGTATATCCCAGATAGTTGAATATCTGCTTAATGACGACATCTAACCGTAAGAATCCGGTACAGTATAGGTGTTTATTTTTGTTCTTGTAACCTACCATCCATGTACTTGTACTGTGATCATAGACTCGCGGTTGTTTCTTCCCGTAGCACTCGGTTGTTGTGTACCATTCAAACTCGGATTTTAGACGTACCATTTTATAGGTGTCTTCGCCGTAGGTTTTTTGTAGAGTCATTAACTCCTCATGTAAAGTTCTGTCTTCCGCATTCCCCGTTACATAGCGATTAACACATGCCGGCTCGTTTAACCATCCGTCTTTTGTATTCATGGCGGCTACAATAAAGTCGTGATTCTTCAGCCAGTTGTTTAAGTCATCGCCATATGTATAAGGTGGGACCATATAGTCATAGAATTGTGCTATGAGCTGCGTGCGGTAATACTCGATATCATCAAGGAGACCCGGAATGTTTCCGAAATGCATATCGGCCATCGCCTGCGGTACGGTCACGGCATCCAGCTTACTCCAAATATTCGACTCATTGAAGTACAGTGTAGCCTCGACGGCCTCATCTGAGCATCCGGAGATGCACATGGTGGCCGCTTTCTGCCAGCTACCCTGCGTCACTATCACGGAGATATCCGGAATGGCCCGGATGGCAGCTTCTTCAGAATCGTAAATATCGAGATGATCCGGGAACTGCAGAAGCTTCCGGTTTTTATGCGTCAGCGGTAAGGATACCGGTAATGACATAGATCCGGTCTTCGAGAAGATCGGGCTGGCCATCTCTATATTTAATTTGAGATCGAGCGGTAAATCAAACTTGCTACCGGTCTCTAACAATGCGATGATCATGATAAACTTCCTTTTGCTTTGATGTTATCCATTTTCTTCTCCGTATCCTTGAACTGGTAGTAATTGAGATCTGCATGGAGCTTTTTGCTCTTCATCTCATCTACCTGATCTGCTAGGCTCTGAATGATACCTAATACCGACTCAGATACGCCTCCGGTGTCGGTATAACCTCCGTCAGCGAATCCATGCACGCCGGCGCGGCCGTGTTTACGGCTCTGGCGTACGCCCTCGATGGAGCGTACCATGGAAACTACAGACGGGTTCCGGAGTTCTGCCTGGCTTACGACGTACTCGCCTTTGTGTACAACGCCTGCCGGCTCATGCACGCCTCCGTCGCCGGTATAACCTCCGTCACTGTATCCACGGCCACCGGCTTGGTATTCCGGCTTGATGGTAGTAACGGATTCGGCACTGCCTTCATTGATTCCGGATGAACCTCCGGATCCTGTGCTCTCGAGTGTCTGATTCTTGATCTCGTCACGCTTAGCGAGGATGTTAGCCTCCTGTACCCCGGCCAATCCGAGCAATAAAGCGGATAGGATACCGGCGGCGATAGGACCGGCGATAGGACCAAGCGACATACTGGTAGCCCAGACGGTAGCGATACCCATTGCGGTATTCACCCATAACTGCGCGCTCTGGATGGCCGCGTCGGCATCGGCCTGTTTCTTCTTCATCTCCAGTTCCTTCTCCGCGTATTCCTGCTCGATGCGCTCGCGCTCTTCGTTATTATCACCCACTAAGGCTAACTCCTTCTGCTTTTCGGCCTCGAGTTTGCTGAACTCCATTTCGAAAAGCTGCTGTGATACCTGTGCAGCGCTCGATAGTACCTGGTTCACTACGCTGCCGATCATCTGAACGTGCGCCTGGATGGCTTGGCCTACATTGGCGAATCCGGCTTCACTCTGCGCCTGGAACTGTTGGATAGCACCCATCGCATTCGCAAAACTGCCTAAGAGCTGGCCACCCAATGTGTCGCCGCACGCTTCGGCCGTCTCTGTTAGGATATCGCGTAACTCGCCGGTAAACTCACGCGCCTCTGATAAACGATCCTGCAGGGTCTGATTGAGTGATCGCGTCGCTTCGGTCACGGCTTTGTTCGCCTCTTCGACTACCTCGGCATCAAGATCCTTCACCGCTTCAGCATAGATCTTTTCAGCAGCTACGCGTGCCAGTGCGTACGTCTCGGTGATCTTGTTACGCTGCTGATGGTACTGCGTTTCGGATATCAGACCTAAGTTGTAGCGCCGCTCGAGCAGATCCAGCTCTCGCTGCTCATTCTGCTCTGTTATCTTCAGTGCGTCGGTGCGCGCTTTCTTGGCAGCCTTCAGGATGGCCTTATTAGCCTCCTCCTGGTTCTTGATCTGATTGTCGGCTATCTTCTTCTCGATATCGGATGTATCCATACCGTACTGCTGCATGAGCGCCTTCAGCTTATCCAGGTGCTGCGTCTGAAGCTCGCGCGTATGGGCGTCGTACTGTTCCTGCGTCATCTCGCGATTAAGCAGCGCTTTTTTGTCCGCGCGTAAGCTGTCATCGAGCCATGTCTGCAGATCCTTCTCCATTCTGGAGTAGTTATCCTTATTGAGTGCCATCTGCGCCTGGGCGGCTTTGATCTGCAGATCTCCGGTCTCCTTACCGCGTTTGCGCGCCAGTGCCAGTTCGGCATCGGCCTGCTCTTTCGCCAGCTCGAGCTGTTGACGCTTGCTCTCTTCGGAAGTAATGGTCATGTTCGCCTCGTTCTGAATGATGACTGCCTTCTTCTTGGCGTACGAATCCTGCAGCTTCTTCAGCTCCTCTTTGTACGCCTTATCATCCACCTCTGCGCCGGCGGCCGCTGCTTTCTTCTTGGCGGCTATCTTATCTCTCTGCCGAGCCACCTCGAGACGCTTCTGTAACTCGGTATTCTCTTTTTCGTAGCGCTTTGTAAGCTCATTGTACGAATCGATCGCGTTTTTTTCATGCTCATATAGCTTCTCATATGGTCTGCCATTAAGGATGTTTTGGATGGTACCTTGGGCGTTCTCGATAAATGCTTTGCGCGCCTTAATGGCCTCCTCAATTTTCTGCGTGTTATACAGATCCTCTTCAGATTGGCGATTGGTTGCGTCTTTGATCTGCAATTCCAGATTTTTTAATTTTTTCTTGGTGTCAGCGATAGCCGTTTCGTACCACTCGATCGCCTCTTTATCTGCGTACGGGTCGGATTTGAGCGCGTCTAATTTTTGCTGGTATTGGATCAGAGCTCCTTCCCATGAGTTCATCTCGCCGGCGATAGCGGTTGGATCCAGTGCATGCTCTGCAGACTTGGCGGCGTTTTCGGCGGCTGTGCCCGCAGTGGTGTATGCTTCCGTTACCTTCTCGATGCTACCTTGTAGCTTCCGGATCTCTGCGCGTTTCTTCTCCTGCTCCTTTGGATCATCTATTTCCATCAGCTCCATCTCTGCCTGTAGTAGCTTCTTATTGAGATCTACCAGCGTTTCCTGATATGCCTGTGCAAGCGCCTGCTCTTTGAGTAACTGGATACGCTTATCGTACTCCCGGTTCGTGTTTAAGAGCGCGGCCTGCAGCTCTTCATTCGTCACCTTATCCTTATCCAGGTGTGCCAGGAATCCGGGGTACTGCTCATTGAGGCGCTTGAGCAGATCTGCGCGGAGTTTTTCGTTATCGGTTGTTTTGATGATATTCTTTACCAGCGCGTTCAGCTGCTCTTTCTCGGCCATAACGGAGGCGGTATTCTCCTGCGCGATCTCTTTCGCGCGCTCCTGGGTGTTATTCATCGCCTCCTGGAGTGTGTCGGCTTTCTTGGCATTGCCGATAAAGGTGATAAGCGCTGATGTAGCTGCAGCGATAGCCATAGCGATCAATCCCCAGGGAGATGACATCAGACTTTTCTTCAGGCCTTCATTAGCCAGGGTGGCTGCTTTCGTCGATAGGATCTCGGCTGCTTTCGCCTTCGCCTGTGCTATCAGCGCTTTAATATCCAGCTGGCGCCATGCCGTGATAGACTTGGCTGTTACCAGATAGATAGCGAGCGTCCGGAGAACTATCTTCAGTACGGTTTGATTCTTCTGGATCCACTGCACAGCCTTCTGCATACCTAAGATGATATTCGTGCCAAAATCAATAAGCGACTTAAATACGCCTTTGCTGTTGTAGAACTGAAGCATCAGACCCTCCCATGCTGATTGAAGAAGTTTGACGGATCCTTCTACAGTATCCAGTTTTGTTTGTTGCATCTGCGCCAGCTCTGCGTTGACGCCGGTGATCGAGTCTTTAAGCGTGGTGATTGTCTCGGCGCCATTCAGGAACGTCTCGAAAGCAGCTACGGATCGCTTGTCGGTCAGATCAAGTGCTTCAGCCAGTGATACGCCTTCATCCTTCAGCTGCTTCAATGCCGGCGCAAGGTCATCGAGGCTCTTGATTGGTTTACCAAGTGCCTGTGCAAGTTTTCCGGAGTCATCTGCGAGATTGAGCAGAATGTTACGCGTGGCCGTTGCTGCAGAAGACGCGTCGAATCCGCTGTTTGCCAGCGTACCTAACAGCGCCACCGTCTCTTCGATCGAGAAGCCGAATGCGTTAGCTACCGGCGCGATGGTACTCATCGAGTTCTGTAGATAGCTGAAGTCCAATGCCGATTTGGTAGTAGCTACGGCCATCGTGCTCACGACGCGCGTCATCTCAGATGCGTCTAAACCGAATGCCCGGAGCGCTGCGCCGGCTAACTGTGCCGCTTCCGGGATATCGGAGCCGGTTGCCGTGGCAAATTGCAGGATCGATTCTGTGGATTGCAGGATCTCTGTCTCATTGAAACCGAGTTTTGCCAGCTCCGTCTGCATCATCGTTACTTGTGAGGCGGTGTACTCGGTCACGGCGCCCAAGCGTTTCGCGTCTTCAGTGAGGCGCTTTACGCCTTCCTGGGTGGTACCGAGTACGGAAGCCAGCGAGGCGTTCGCAGCCTCAAAGGATACGATGTTACCGATACCGTCTCGGATGGTGTTGAATAAAGCCATGACGCCCCGAAGTGCCAAGCCGGCGCCGAATGCGCCTTTGAAGACGTCGGCCACCATGCTGCTCTTCTTTCCCAGTTTGCCCATCTGAGCCTCCGTCTTAGCTAATTCGCTCGACAGACGCTTGAATGTCTCCGGAGATGCAGCCTTGCTGGTTACATCCAACTGCTTGCGTAACTGCGATGCACGCTCCCGGAGTTGCTGCATCGTCATCTGATTAAGCTTCAGCGAGGATGTGAACTGCGCTACCTTCTCGCGGTCTTTATCGAGCGTGTTTTGGGTCTGCTTCAGCTGTGTAGTTAGCTGTGCCTGTTTCTGCCGGTTTGCCTCGACGGCTGCAGACAGCTGCCTGTACGCTGCCGTGTTCGTCTTACCGGCGGCTTCCATCTTTGCCAGTTTCTTCTCTTGTTTCGTCAGCTCATTGTTGACTTTGTTTAATGATGAAGTCAGAGAAGCGTTCTGTTTCTCCAGTTTGCCGATCTCTGCCGATAAGGAATTGATCTGACCTTGGGCGCCGTTGGCCTCTATGTCAATGATGAATCGTAACTGATCGTCTGTTAGTTTTGCCATAATCTTTCGAATTTATGTGCAAAGGTACTGCTTTTTTTTCAAATATCAAAAGACACGCTTTTGGGGGTTAAAACCGGGGTGTTCCGGATACAAAGAAGAGAGGACCGGATGGCCCTCCCTTCCCCATAAAAACACACTTATACAAAAGCCCCTTGCCGGGTTAGCTTTGTGCGGGTGTTGCGCTCGGCGCGGATGCAGGTTCGTAAACCAGCATCGGCTCCGGACAATCGGATCCACTCAGGGTGAAGTTGATACCGGCGGTACCGCCATCCTGTGCGCCGATGGATTGGTACTGGAAGGTCATACCTCCCGTACACGGGTTGGCATAGAGGAACTTCTTGCCATCCGAGCAGCGCTCTACGATAGCTACTACCTCTTCGCCTTGCATGTTGAACGCCCAATCCAGGGTGTTCTCATCGACACCTTCAGCGATCGCGGTGATCTCCGCCTTACCATCCTGCGGTGCTTCGCCGGCGTTGATTACAGGAACCACGGTACCGGGCTTACACTCGATGGTGTGGTACTGATCCGCTTCGGATTCGCCTTCCGGCAATGCCAGCAGCGGTAACTTGGAGGTCAACTTCGCGCCTTGCTTCGCTTTCCAGAGTGCAGCGAGTGCAGCCCAGTCCACGATGGCAGCGGCTACGAGGGTGATGATGTAGTTGTACTTCGTCGATTTCGAAGCCGCATTTACATTCTTGCGGGAATTGTTCTTAACAGCCATAATCGTATTTAGTTAAAATGTGAAACGAAATCGGGCGGCGGAGGGCAGCAGGATTCATTACCGTGCCACTCCGCTTAGCCCATTACCTTACGCCGATACCTTGCGGCCCAACTCGAGCAGTTTGCCCGTCGGACGCGTTACGGTAACGCTCTCGCCGTCGATGGTGACGGTGGTATCCTCCAGTTCCGGATAAACCTCGATGTAGTCGCCCTTGGCGCCTGCTACGAAGTTCGCGCTGATCTTCGAGAATACACCGGATTTCTCCAGCGTCACACCCGCTGCGCTTGCTACGAACGTGATCACACGGTCGGTAGCTACGCCGGTAGCGGTGGTGATAGCCGTTGCAGGGCTCTCACCGGCTGCCTGGCTGATCGTGAAGAGCGTGTTACCGCTCAGATCCACGGTAGCCGCAATCGTCAGAGCGCTTGCAGGGTTGTTAACGAAGAGGAACTGATGCTCGAAGTTATCCGCCTTCAGATCAGCCTCCGATTTGAACGGAGCGCCGGCCTTGGTGGCGTGAGAACCTTCTTTCCAGCGGCTCTTGACAGCTACGCCCTCGAACTCCGGAGTGAAGTCGAATGCGAGCATTTCGCCCGGTTTGTTCTCCAGGAGCTCGATGTTACCCGGCTCCATCGCAAACATGATGAAGTCATTCTCCTTCATGTTCGGTACCCATACGAGCGATGCCGGATCGAGATCCACGAGCTGAGCGTTAGCGCCGGTAAAGTCTGCGTCCTTACCGTATTTCTCGCGGTAAGCGCGGATGTACCAGCGTTGGTGACGCTTGTTCAGGTAGATCTTCAGATCATCCAGACCGCCATGAGCCTTCACTACCTCGTCGGCGAATGCCTCTACTGTGTCGAGCATCGTATCAGCATCGTACGTACCGATCGACTCGAACGGCAATACGCGGTTCTGACGGATAGCGCGGGTGATGGCGCGCAATGCACCGTCAGCAGACAGGTTCGACGGATTGGCTTTCACGTTCTGCTGGGGAACGCGTACACCGATCACGTTACGGATGCTCTGCTCTTTGATGAGCTGCGTACCGTAATGAACCAGTACCCACTCGATGAAGGTCCACTTGATGATAGCGGATCCCTCGTTGCGGTTCAGCCAGCCGATGTACTCCTTCTCCAGGCGTACGAGATCGACAAAGTTGAACTTAAACATCAGGTCATCCACCTTGTACTTGTCCGGAGTGAACTGCATGCCACCCTTGAAGATACGACCTGCACGATAGCCTTGCGACAGCTCGCCTACGATAGCGCTGATAGCTACCTCTGCGTTCTGTACGTTCGAGTGAACCGGGAAAATCGTACCGCGGACGGAAGGCACCTCCTTGAAGTACGCGATGATCGCGTCCGTACGACGTACCAGATACTCACCGAGCTCGGAAGTCGGCGGTACCATGTTGATCTGACCCTCGCCGTGGAGGCTTGCCATGGTCAGGCTTGCCAGTGCGCCGGCCTCACGCAGTTGTGCGAGACGCTGGGACACGAGACCTGCCATCTTCAGGAAGTCACGCTGAACCATCTGAACCTCTTCGCCGCGCGGTGATTCGTTCACTACGGAAGCGCCGGTCAGTTGGTTGTAGAACTTCTCACGGGAATAGAGCTCGTGCTCGATTCCGTACAGGTGAGTAGCGGTATGAGGGCCACCGAATACGTTTGCACGCTTCATGGCACCGACTACTACCGGTTTCTTGACCTCCGGCTGATGTGCCATCTGCTCGGCTTGCTGGCGTGCAGCCTGAGCAGCCTGAGCGGCTTGCTGTGCAGCAGCTGCAGGTTTCTGAGCTACTTGCGCCGGCTCAATTCCCAGCATGTCGGCGATAGCGGTACGCTCTTCGTCGCTCAACTGAGCAGCTGTAGCTTCGGGTTCCGGATCCGGGTCGGGGTCAGCGTCCTCACCGGCTTCCTTGTCCTCGGCCAGAGTTTTGCCGTGAGCGGTCTTGTAGGCCTCTTCGATTTGCTTCCACTCTTCCGCGGAGATGTTACCGGCGGCTACTTTCTCGCGGCTGATACCCATCTGTTTGAGAATCGCCGCAACATTTTTTTGCCATTTCTTCATTGCGAAAAAAAGTTAAAGGATTAGTACTATAGTTACATGTGACGGATTTACATAGCCTGTGCAATCTCCTTACCCTCCTTGATGCCGGTAATAACGGCTACAGCGGATTCGAAGTTACCGATCTCGTCAACCAGACCGGCTTTGATTGCGTCTTCAGCATAAAACATCTTTCCGGACAATACGCCTTCGATGGATTCATCCACCGGACGGTGCTCTTTCACTATGTTCTGGAAGTTAACAGCCAGCGGGGTAAGTACCTCATCGATCATGGTCTGCGTCTTTCCGTCGATAGCGTCGCGGTAAGCTTTGTTCTTTTCAGCACTCTCCGGTGGATAAATCTCGATGATCTTGATGCCTTGCTTCTTGTAGAAGGCGCCATAATCAACGAGCTGCACCATTACGCCGATAGATCCGACGTTACACATCTTATTGAGTGCGATGATACGATCGCACAAAGAAGCTGTATACATACCGGCGCTGGCACACATACCGTCCACGACGGCCACTACCGGCTTCGTGTGATTCTTCAGTACTTCCTCCAGCCGGATCAGCGATTGGGTCGTACCGCCGGGCGTGTTGAAGACTAAGATAGCGCCGTCGATATCTTCGCTCTGCATAACGTACTCGAGTAGCGCGGCGATATCGTCCATGCCCGGAACTATCCACTCGAGATCTTCAGCGCTGAAGTTGAAGTGAGCGTACTTCATCATCATACCGGTGATGCTGAAGATAGCTATACGTTCGGCGCTGTAGCCGGAATTGTTGAATACGTTACAGATATCGGTGGCGTTCTGCGCGCGCTGGACGGCTTGGATCTCCGGATAACCGGATGCAGGCCGCTGTGCCTCGTGCAGCACGGCTTCCATCTCTGTAGTTCCTGCCTGTACCATCGCAAGCGGCGATGTACGAAGCTCGTTGATGATCTGATTATTCATAATTTATACCTCTTGTTTCGTTTTGAGTGTCAGGGTGTCGTTCGTGTCGGTGCCTTCCAGTTCCATTACTGCCGGGTACCGCAAAGTTCCGATCATACGCGTGTATCCTTCTATCGTATATACGCGCGCTACCCAGTATTTGAACTTCGATTTGCGGAGCGCGGCCGTCACGCTGTTATCCTCGAAGGTAAACGTGATATCCTCCTCGAGCAGCTTGCCGCCGTCGGCATTCTTCTCCGAGCGGTTGTACTGTGCGCGTCCGCGGCTACGGAGCGTAATCACCTTGCTTTCATCAGACGCAAGGAAGTTCGTATCCGTGCAAGCGGTCACGTATTTAGCCGGGCAAAGTACTAAGCTGCTACATATTTGTTCGCTGGTCCACATATCTTCAGTTCGAAATTCTGTGCAAAGGTACAACTTTTTTTTCAAATATCAAAAGACACACTTTTTGACATAAAAAATGCACCCCGTTTCTCAACGAAGTGCATCCCAAATTACCATTAAACCTTGCGTGTGGCAGATCGAACCTCTGCCGGTGTTTTTACCTGTTAATCCTAGACTTTACGGCTTATCTTCAGCAGGTGTTGCCGGGCCGTGCGTCAGCGTGTACTCCTTCATGTATTCGTTGTGCAGGCCATTCAGCATCACATACGTATCGGCCATCGTCGATATCGCATCTGCTAAATCGAATCGGTAGTTCTTCGGTACGATCGAAAGTGCCTGTGAGCATTGGATAAGCGCTTCATTTAAGCGGCGGCATTGGTCCACGATCGGACGGCTCTCTTCATTCTCTTCCGGGGCAAAGAAATCTCGTAACATATCGGCCTCCCTTCAGTTCATTAGGTTAATACATAATACTTTGCCTCCGTAGATCGCGGTAATGGACCGATAGTCGTCATCCATGACCAGAGTGGCTTTCACTTCTTCATCCTTCACCTCACTGAATAACTTGGTGATAGTCTTCAGTTGATCTTTCACGGCTTGAACCGTGACGTTCTTTTTGATTTCACACATGATAGTTTATGTTTTGGACAGTAAATAATAAAAATCGGATACTACCCGCTGTCTAAGTCCTGTGTGAAAGAGACTCGAGTGGCTATTACGGCCAAACTCACGGGGTATCCGATTCTACAATTCCGTTGGATAACCGGAAATAAAAAAGCCGCTCGCTTGCGGCAACTCATCCGGTTGCTCTTTCACTTTTTAACTTAGACGATGCAAAGGTACTGCTTTTTTTTGATATGAGCAAATTTTTTGGCAAAAAAATGCAAGAAATGGTCGTTTTTTGGAAAATTTCTGCAAAAAACGGCAAATTTCGTTCCAAAAATGCCCGTTTTCGTGCCACAAAGTCCTGTCTTTTGATATATGAAAAAAAAGTAGTACCTTTGCACTCGATTAGTACTGATTAACAACTTAAAACTCATATCCAAAATGACAAATCTTTTATTGTTTATTCCTGCGCTGATGGATGGTGATATCCATCGCTTTATGGTGAAGCTGGCGGTAATGATGTTCGCCTGGCTTCTGGTAGTAATGACATCCGGAGTGGATCTGATCACCGGTATAGCGGCTTCGAAGCGTACCGGTGTGAAGCATACGACTTCATGGGGCATCCGGCGTACGCTATCCAAATTACTGCAGTACTTCGCTATCTTTATTGCGTTCCTGCTGTTGGACGTGATCCTTTCTTCGCTGTCTCAATTCCTGGTTCTATTCAGTATCCCGTTCCTTTCCTTCGGAGTGATCATCGGCGAAATGGTTATTGAGATCATCTCGATCATGGAGAACTTACGCCGGGGCAAAGATAAGGAGGAGGATAAGGTGGATGATCTCATGCAACTCGCAGCTGCTACTGTCGATGCTGTCGGTACGGAAAAGCTGAAGCAATATCTCGAGGCGGTCAACAAATATGTGGAATCCAAAAAATCGTAGTTATGAAGAACTATACCATCGCTGAGCGTCAGGCGATCAAGGACCGGCTGGCGTCTGAAGAGCATTTCGATAAAGACCGTGAGTTATTCGGTCAACTCTTCCCGCATCATCCGCTCAATGCGGAGCTGGCGCGTGTGAACCGTGTGAATAAAGCAAGCCTGTGCCGGCGCATGATCTATCAGATGCTGCAGAAGGTCGATGAAACGGAAATCCTGAAGTGGCGCGAAAGCACTCCGGTGCATATTACGCTATCCCCGGAAGCACCTACAGATGATCAGCAGACCTTAGGCCGAGGTAAGGCCGAGGTTAGACCGACTCAACAGCCGGTGAAGAAGGCTGGTAAAGCGGAGGAATTTCCCCGGATAGACTGGACCAATAATCAGTCTGAAGACATCCAGCTGGCGATCCTTCTGTACGACGAGCGTGTATATACCTGGCAGCAACTCTGTAAACTGCGTCAGGAGATCGATGACTATCCGGAGAAAGCGCTGGCCATCGCCGATCTCGACGACCGGAACCGGATGGCACACCATGAGCTCGAGGTATTCCAGGATACAGGTATCTTCCCCTGTAAGCATCCGCTGGCGGTGATGTTCATGGCAGAGCGTAAGAAGCTCTCTGAATGGCGTGCGCTGAAGGCGAAAGATCCGCAAGCTTTTATGAAACAGGTATCCAACCTGCAGCATAATATCACGCGATATCGCTCACAGCTGAAGAAGGACAAACTGTCTGAAGAGCGCCGCGCCGCCATTGAGCGTAATCTGGCAAACTCGGAGCGCCTGCAGGAATTGATGCAGAAGGTGATTAAGGAATGAGAATGTCAGCGGCCATACAGCGCATGAGGCTGATGCGTCAGGCACA